GCTTGCATTCCCTTCTCTCTGCCGTTCTTATCTTTACCCCTCTTCTTATATGAACTCAGTGTTTGTTTGACCTTACTCTTACTGGCAATCTTTTTCAATGGGATTTGCATATATCTAATGTCTTCAGCATAACCATAATAATAATCAACAAACTCTTTTCCCTTACCATCAAGAATCAGTTCAAATCCGTTTTTCATAAATTCTTCGATGTACTCAGACATCACTTTCGATTTAATTGTGTTACCAGTTAACTTGATTTTCCTTTTAACTTCACCAGTTTTCTTATCCTTAACTTCTGAAAGTGTGGCGTAATTGATACGTGCGAGATTCAAACAACTAAGACTAACACCATCATCATCAACACTCATATATGGCTTTGGCATCTCGGTCTCATTAAATAATTCAATAAGTGCCTGAATGCCCGTTTTGCCCCTATACTGCCACATCTCTTCATTTAATCCCTCAGTTGTTCCCTCAGTTGTTCCCTCATCAGTTACTCTAATGTTAGTATAATCAGGAATTTTGAAGTTAACACCATCAGTCACACAAAGTAATGGAATACAACCAAATTTACTGAACCAGTGAATTGCATGTCTTAATTGAATCCTTGCCACACTGGTAATTCTTGCAGCACAAACGTTATCAGACCAGTTGAAACTGATGTGTGAACCCAATGCACCATAAAGCGAGTTGTTCAAAATCTTAATAGGTAATTGCTTCACCTTAAACATCGCAACGTCCTCGGAAGTCAATAAGTTATTGATATACCTGACGTGAACTTCGGGGTCAAGTTGTTTCAATAATCCAACTTCTTCCACATCCAGTTCAGCACCACTACCCATTTTCTTGTAAATGTTACGAGTAGTTGTCATATATAACAACATTTTCTTCATAACACCTGTGATGTCAAACATTGGAAAAACATCATCGGTTAATTGAATCATGGGATAAAGAGAGGCGTAGTCAATCTTAATGAGTCTTGTGCTATACCCCTTTTTATAGGTTCTCGCCAGACCACCACCGAACTTCATGTATGTGTCGGGAATCGGAATTGCTAAATCATTTTCATAACCCCAAGCAGTTAACAATAAGTTCCAGATGCTTGCCGTACCCATTGTACAGATTCTCTGATATGTAGTTGGAACAATCTTGGCTAACATAAATGATGATTGATTGTAAAGTTCATCAACCTGTTCAGTTTCCCAGAGGTCATCAAGAAGATATTGTTTCACGAGTTTCCTGCCACCAATAAATGATGTAAGATTTTTCTCAACAGCATTATCACGATACCACCCAACAAAGTTTTTATTGTCATCAAGAAATTTTTTCCTGAACTCCTTATATTGTTCGGCATTAATATTATCTTTATTAAGTTGGAGTTTATAGAGATTCGTGGCAACGTCTTGGAATGCATCGGGAATTTCAAGATATTCGTTCTTCTCGTTAATTAAAAACGCCTTGTTTTCGTTGTAATATCTACCAATGTCATTATCTTCACCCTTGATGTATGTTCGGTTATCTCTTGCGAACTTCTCGAACTTCGCAATGTACTTCAGATTGGTTCGTTTCAAATCACTGTTTACGGCAGCAGTTCGTTTTGCTGCATGTATGGTGTCAATGATTGAATAACCCCACATTTCAGTGGCGGTATATTTATCTGTGGTATTACCATACTTAACACTTGTACCGCCTCTTCTTTTGAGATTGATACCTGCTTTAAGACCGTTTGGAACTTCACTTAAATTCATTTTAAGAATACCTGCCCGTCCCAGAATAAATTCAAAGTCAAACATCTCAGAGTTGTGTCCAAGAATAACAGCAGGTCTTATATAGTCAATAGTGTTGAAGAAATCCTGAATCAATTTGATTTCCGACATATCATCATCACGCTTTTCTACTTCCAAAATGGTTTCAAATCCCCTATTATCTCTCACACCAATAGCAAACATTCTGGATATCTGATATCTAAGACCAGTGGTCTCGATGTCAAACGTCAGGCGATGAACTTCTTTATATTGCTCATAACCCTTGTAAAGTCTTGATTGTGTGCTAATGAAGAACTGTTCTGTTGTTCGTGGATTATAGAATAAATCACGGTTTTTATAAACAATCTTACCTTTTTCATCTCTTATAAAATTATCGTTTTCGTCTTTAAGTTTTTCATAGGGGTCAATCCCACCATCTCTGACATAGTTAACGATGTCATTATAAGACCTATGACTACTTAATTTATAACAATAACCATCAACCAATCTTTTCTGATTACCAGTTTTTAGTTTGGTAATTGTGATACCGTACTTAATTCTTTTACTCTCAATGTACGATTCATCTTTGTCTGGATATAATGTTCTTCCAATTCTGTTTAAATCCTTCATGTACATGAAAGGCAGATACCTGATGTTTTCAATTCTTGGTTTTTGATTGGGTTCATGTATCACACATTCAGCAATATCGGTTCTTGGGTCTGTTTCAACGTTGACCAGATACTTAATATCGTTATTATAACCCTCAAGAAATCCTTTGATTTCACCTAAAACCCTGTGTTTATCCATATTATTTTTTTATTAAACGGTACGTTAACTTTTTTGTCTTTAAACTATATCTGTATTTTACATTATCCATCACAAATTCATTGGTTTCCAACACCTTTTTCGGGTCTTTAGGGAAGACACCTGATAACCAAAGTGCGGTTATCGAATTTTTTGCCACGACCCGAAAGTAATCATTTTTTTTCTTAATTTCAAAATCCAGAAAATTAACATCATTTTTGTCTTTGGTTATATACTCTAAAATTGTTGCGATTCCAACATAAACATCTGCTTCAATTTCCTTACTTGCTATATCATCACCATACAATATTGAGGCGAATAAAAAATCTCGAAACGGATTAATCCTCCATTGATAAGTTCTTCCCATGCTTCTCCTTAATTTTTTGAATCACCTCACTTAAGACCGATTCATTTACATCTGATTTATAATCTTCGTTGTCAATGACTTTCACAATTTCCTTGCGCTTACCTTCAATAGCACTAAACACATAATCATCAATGGTGTCTGGAAACACCAACACATAAATATTAACAGCATTCTTCTGACCGATTCTATGTAATCTATCTGCAACTTGGTCATATTCACCCACAGAATATGGGAGCGTCATAATAAATAACTTACTGGCAGCAGTAAGGGTTAAACCATAATTACAGGTTTGAATACTACCCAGAAATACTTTTAAAGCACTGTTTGGGTCTTGAAACGTTTTCACGATACCAGCACGAACTTCCACATCTTTTTCGTCACCAGTATGTAATGCAGAAATATCAACAAGTTTTTCATTTAATCTATATAAACTATCTTTGAAAAAGTCAACGACAACAACCTTTTCACCTGTCTGAAACACGTTTTCAATCAACTCAATAGCGTGTTGCACTTTAACGAGTGCCAGATATTGTCTCAAGCGAATCATTATTGTCAACGGATTATTATTTGGATGTTCGACAAATTCATTGGCGACACCTGCTTCAATTTCATCATAAATTTGTTGTTCTTGGTCGGTCATCTCCAATATGATACGCTGATAGGTTTTATCTGGAAGGTCTTTAAGGGCATCAATTTTACGTTTCCTATGTGTGAAAGGCGCAATCTTGAAATAAAGTTCTTCGAGTTTCTGAGCCATTGTATCAATAACATATCCCCATCCATCATCACCACGAGTCATTCCACAATAATATTCATTAAAATATTTCTTGGTTGGGAAATCGACATCAGAAATCTGATTAAGAACTGTATATAATTCATAGGCACGGTTTGGTGCAGGTGTTCCAGATAAAAAGATTTTACTAACCTGCTCATTTCTAAAGAGTTTGGTTCTGAACGTACTTTTGAAATTCTTATAAGTATTCGACTTGGTGTTTTTAAGTTTCTGAGATTCATCACAAATAACTACATCAATCACATTAATACCCAATTTCTTCCATTTGGTTATAAATTTCTTTTCTTTGGTGTTTTTTGGATTGAAGAAATCGTAATTAATAATCACATATTTGGCTTCTTCAATTCCACAGTTGTTATTCTTCCAGTTTATAATATGTGCGGTGCTATTTGTAAACTTCTGAACCTCATAATAGAAATTGAACTTCAATGAGTTCGGTGTTATAACAAAAACCTTTTCAAACCCATTCATTTCAACGTAAAGAATTGCTGATAAGGTCTTTCCGAGTCCCATTTCATGAGAAATCAAGGTGCTACGAGTGGCATTCATGAACATAGCACTAACGATTTGATGTGGATATAGCTTAATACCTTCCTTTAAAAGTGCGTGTAATCTTTCGCTGTACTCCACATAGGTTTCTTCAAGTTCTTGCTTATATCTAACCCAATGTTCTTTCTTTATATTGAGTTCAGCAATGAACTTACGTTTTTCGGCTTCAGTAACTTCGACCTTTTTGATTTGCTCAATAAATATCTTGCGACTGTCTTCATTTCCGAAGTCAAAATGAATCTTTTTGGAGTTCCTGTATCTTTTAATTAATGCAAAGAGTGATGCTATGTTGACTTCCCAACACATCATACCAGCATTCCATTTACGGCTTTCCTCTGGAAGATTTTTTATTCTTTGAACCAGTTGGTCATTAATGGGGAATTTGAGGTAGTACCACTGTCTCTTTCGAATCCTCTCACAATGAACAACAAAAATGAATTCTTGCATAATAAGTCAATATC